GTCAATATATTCTACTGATAAATCATATACCGTTGAATTTTCTTCTCCCGCAAGTCTTTGCTGACCAGTAAACTTTCCATCATCAACAATAATCTTTGATAGTCCTCCCCAAAGTTTTACTGGTATTGCATCTGAGTTTGAAGAGTCTTTTTTAATTTTATAGAATACAACGTTGTTTACTGAAAATTGTGCATTATTATTTTCATCAACCTTAAGATATGAGTTTATATTATCTTCAGTAAGTGCAACAATTTCAAAGTAATATCCATTGTTTGTTTCTGGATTTAATAAAAATGCTAGTCCTCCAGAGCCACCACCTATATTTATATTCTGGTCTGGTTGGTTTCCAGATAACTGATAGTACGTAACGCTTCCATTTGGAGACTGTGTTCTAGTTGTATTGTTTTCAATTTTGCCAACAATTCTTAGCCTTGTTCCAAAATGCCTATAGGCATTATCTAAATTTTTGTATACATAAGATACAAAGTTTAGTGGAGTTTCTGTTGTCTTAAATGATGGACCATTAAAAACCAATGCTGATGACTGAATTGTTCCTGTTTGGGTTGATGGTAAATTATTTACTTCTGTTTCACTTAAATAACTTGTAGACATAAAATTCTTTATAATGCTGTTTCTTGTTGATTGTTTTGCAACTGCATTGCTTACTCCTGCTGCTGCAACAGTAGTTGCAGGAAGTGTAGAGGCAAGATCAGTATCTAACTTTGTACTAAATAGATACTGAGACTTCATATTTAATCCACGAACATTATCGTTGTTTGTCCAATAACTATTTATTCCAGCAGAATGTGAAACTATTTGAGTTCCAAACTGTCCACGTCCATGGTCAACAACTGCACCATTTTGAAGTCTTGTTATTCCATCTACTGTCTCATAGTTTGGAGTTGCATAAATTCTTACTAAGCCTGTCGGATATATTTTTCCATTGAAAGGTATTGATGCAAAATACTTTTGGTATTCTTGATTGCTGCTAATCCAAACCTTTCCAGTTCCAGTAATGTCAAACTCTGCAGCATCATATCTAATAACTTCTCCATTGGAGTATAGGTATCCGTTATATCGTGTTAGCCAATATATGTTTTCTCCAAGATCTATAATATTATTTGTAAGAACATTACCAACTACAACTGGTGCTGTTCCAACTAGGTCTGAGTTTAATGGCATTGCTCCTAATACATAACTACCCTGCTTTGAAGCAAGTTCATTTATTGTTTTTGTATTTTCTGTTCCAGCAACTTCCCATAAAAGTGATGGCTTATATATCCAAGTTTTTTCTTTATCAATCATTGTAGATTGACGAATTGACCCATAAGATCTTTGAATGTATCTAGTTGTATAATTAATCTTGCCATCATTGTAGATTTTCTTGTCTTGTGATGCAATAGCAATAATGTTTGGAAGTTTTCCAGAACTAGAATTTTCAACTACTCCAGAATCGGTTTGATTGTTGGATCCAGATAAAACAAAATCTGTTTCTCTTTGAGTTGCTGTGGGCATTAAGTAATCTTTACTCATTACAACAAAGTTGTTGTATTCATCAAAGAACATTGCACTTTGAGTTGATACCGCTAATTGATTTAAAACTTCTGCAACATTTTGATCTGGGGCAACAAAAAAATATGGAATTATAGGATCTGACTCATCTGCTACACGCTTAAATGTATAGTTGCTAAACCCAATATAATCAAGAAGCATTGAGATTGCATAACTTAATGATGTCTGTGTTGTAAGTAGCCTTGGTGCTGGCATTGACTCTAAAAAGAAATAAAAATCTCTTAACTCTATTGACAACTTTGCTGCAGTTACATCTGCTTGAGGAAATCCTTCTGAGTATAAAGTTTTAATCGGAACTGAATACTCATCTCCTGCAACATCTAAAATTGATTCATAAAAAACAAACTTAATATTCTTTCTAATATAGTCAGCGACTATGCTAGATATATTATTCTCATTAAAGGCTTGATCATCATCAAACAATGATAGTGTTCCAGTAGAAGCAAGTAGTTGTCCGACTGGAAGAGATGTAGTCCCTATGTCAGATAAAATCTTTTTAATATTAAAATCAATAACCTTATCTGATACGTTTACAACCAGTCTAGGAGACATTTCAATTAAATCAAATGTTGAGTCAAACTTATTCATTGTTTCTGCTACAACCCTTATACCACGAATATAAGCAAACTCTCTATATGTGGTTTGGTTTTGTGCATCATTAGTAAAAAGTTCTGGGTTAGTTAGGTCTGTAACAAGTTGTGTTGAACGATTTAAAACTCCAGTGCCTAAAATCCATCCATATTCAGGGATAAAGGAATCATACTCTTCATCTGCGCCATTCCATATATACAGAGTTCCACGACTATTTGCATTTTCAACTACAAGATATCCATCTCCATCAAAAGATTGTTCTGGCAATAATGTTATAGATGCTATTTTTTCAACAAAGGTATATGATTCTTTATAGGCATCTGGAATCTTTAGCCCATACTCTAATTCAACATATCCATCTTCTGGAATAATTGCAGATGCGTTATCACGGACAGAATTTTCGTCAAAAGAATAAGCATCAACCCAATTGTCTTCGTTTAAGTATTGAATCTTCCATCTAACTGGAGTTGTTTTATTTGTTGTACCGTATAACGGATCTGCAAAAGTTTTTCCATCTTTTATAAAATTACCAAGGTTTGCTGTTCCAACATTTGTTTGCATTTTTACTACAATCCTGTTTGCTGGAACTTTTTCTTTATAAACTACAAAAGGAACAGCATCATCAATATAATTTAATCCATTAGATACATTTTTTGCAATTCCTCTTTCAACATTATTTTCTGTTCTAAATGATGACCAATATCTAAACTGGTCATATCTTGATGCCATGTAGTATCTTGGTCTTTCTGCAAGAGATACACCAGAGTTTGCAAAATATCTGTTGCTAAAATATGAGGCTTTATTAATTCCAGATCTTGGTCTGAAAGGCTTTACACAATCTTCTAAAGAATATATCATTTTCATTTTTTCTTTAGTTGATGTAAAAAGTTGCGGTACTCCAGAGTTATCAAACCCACCGTCTACAACAACATCAGCATCTGTAGCACCTGTATAGTAATTTCCTACGTCTAGGCTATCAAATGTTAAAGGAAGTGTTCTGTATTGTACATCTGATCCAGTTGGTCTATATCTGTAGTTTCCAAGTTTAAATATATTATCTGGCATATTCATATTCCACTCAGCCAAAACTAATGACTGTAAGTGTACTGTTGAAGATGTTTCTAGATGTGTCTTTAATGTCTCACTAACAAACATTTAGACCTCTTCCAGTGATACCGAAATATTCCAGAGATCGTGGTTTGACCCACCACGCTTTACAACAGAGTAATTAAAATCTGTTATATAAACCTGCATTATTTGATTATATTGTGCAAGATGGCCATAGGCTGCGTCATCTTTACCAAAGTTTGAATACTTGTCATATGCTAGATACATCCAAAAAGGTCCCGTATGCTTTTCATACCAGTCAAGAAGTTCTACTCCTCCTGCCCCGCCATCCGATGTAAACTCTCCATTTGTATTTTTATAAGCAGACAAACCATCTTCGTCAAACCCCGCATCTTGATAATATCCTCTTGATGGCAAGTTGCTCCATGAAACAGACATTGTTAGTTTATCTGCTATGTGATATGAACGCATACGTCCATTAATGGTTCTTTGTCTTTGTTCTATTCTTGTTGGTGTAAAGTTTAATTCCTCACGATTATGGTCTGAAAGAATGAGAAACTGATTAACTAGATCTGTATCTGTAGACTCATCGTAGTTACCCTGAAGTTCATAGCCATCTGGTACATATACCCCATCAACGAGTGTACCAGGGTTCTCAGACCATAGCAGAGCCTGGGGGCGTTGATACCTACGTCTACCTGTTAAATACGCTGCTGTAGCCATTTAGCCCCTCTGTGTCCTAATTCTCTGTGAGTCAACTTGTCTAATTTGTGTCATAACGACTCTTGCAATATCCTCTGGATTTGCATCAGATTTAACATTGACGTTTAGATTATAATTATACACCTTTCCGCCTTCGTATGATCCATTATTAATAGCCTTCATTTTATCAACACCATACGAGTTAACAGCATACTTACTCATTACGAACTCTCCAGGGGTAAGCATTGCTGGAATAATGTCTGTTCCTCTTGCTTTTCCACCTACCGCAAAATATTTAGGCTTAACCATACCGCCAGATGCAAGGTATTTTGGAACCATTCCACCAGAAGAAGCGAGCATGTAACTAACCATGCCACCTCCTCCGCTAACGCTTCCTGCGCTGGCTGCAGTTGCTGCTGCTGACTCAGCATCTGCTGCTGCCTTTGCTGCTCTATCTGCTGTTACAAGTATTGCATCTGCTGCATCTTGTGCTGCCTGTGCTGCTGCTGCAGCCATTTTTGCAAGGTTGTCAATGACTCCAGATGCAAGTCCTGCTCCAACCGCTGCATCGTATTCTGCTACTGCTGCATCTGCTGCTTCTGCTGTTGCATCTGCCATTGCTACTGCAGCATCTGCTGCTGCTGTTGCTGCCTCTGCTGCAAGGGCTGCTGCCTCAGCGTTGGCTGCTGCATCGGCAGGGTTTATTCCATTTGCAAATCCTGCATTTACATAATCATCGTAAGCCTTTTGTGCTGCTGCAAGTCTTTGTTGTAAACGATCATATTCAGCATCATTATTGGCACCTGCTTCAACTGCTGCAAGTGCTGCATCAAGTTCTGCTACAATTCTAAGAAATTCTTCAAGTGCTGCTTCAGATTCTGGTGTATCTTCTGGTGGAACATAGGAGTCTGAATTATTTGCTGAAGAGGAAGTATATGCGCTTGTTGATAAAAGGTTCATTGAAGATAGTTGAGACATTGCTGATGCAATAGCGTTAACAAGTTCTAACATGCTAACAAGTTCATTTTTTGATTGTTCAAGTGCTAGTTTATATGCATCAAGTTTAAGTTGAACTGAGTCCCAGGCTAGTTTTTCTTTTTCAATTCCAGCAAGTTTTGCATCTAAGATTTCTTGGTTCTTGTCAAGTTCTGCTTGTAACTTATCTAGGGCTTCTTGAGCCTTTGCAAGTTGAGTTGCCTTAATTCCATCAATAGTTGTTTCAATATTTCTAATCTCAAGAAGTTTTAGTTCTCTTAATTCTGCTATATTGTAGATTCTATCTTCAATTGCAACAACTGCTTCTTTAGCAATTTTTGATTGTTTTTCAAGTGTAAATATTTGATCTTCGATTTTAAGAATTGCCTCTTGAGCAATTTTTCTTTGTTGTTCAAGTACAAATGTTTGCTGACCAATTCTAAACTGTTCTGCCTCAATTTGGACTCTTGTCATTCCACTTGCAGATCTTAAGGCTTCTGTTTCAGCCTTTCTTGCTGCTGCAATTAAGTCTCCAGATCTACGGCTTGCTGCCTCTGCAGCGGTTGAACGCATCTCGTTTGCCATCTGTGCTGCTGCTGATATGTCACCTTGAGAAAGCGCATCGGCAAGAGAAATTCTCTTTTGTTCTTGTGCAGCAATATCTTGATTGAGTTCAGAGATTGTCTTTAATGCTTCTTCTTGCTTATCATATTTTTCATTAATTGCCTCTGCAGACTTATCAATTAAGGTTAGGTCATTTGACAATATACTTGATCTATCAGACAGTGCCTGTAAAGGTCTTTCAAAATCAATATCTATCTTTCTTTGAGCATCGTTAATTTCTTCTTGTAAGCGCTCAATAGGTCTTTGAAAATCAATCTCTATATCTCTTTGAGCATCGCTAACTTGTTCTTGTAAGTCATCAAGAAGGTTTTGTCCAATATTTGGATCATACTTAAGTGTAAGATTTATTGCATCAATCTTGTCTTGTTCTTTTTGAATGCTATCGTTAACAGATTTAATATCA